CTTTTACTTATTGTAAAGTTATTGTCGTCTACCCAAGCATCTGTAGCATTATACGTACATACAGTGGCTTCATCATCTGCTGTTTCACCATTCCTAATTCTTTCTATTGTAAAAACAACGTCAGTGGCAGAGTTATCTATCTCAGGCAACCTAATCATTATTTTATGACAGGTCATGTCAAAAGGGGCTAAGAAAGAAGTGGTTGCTTCTGGAAATGCGGCGTTCTCTCCTGTACCCTGCCAAGGTACATATATCTTTGTTCCGGGTAGGTCATCTGTAAAATTATGTATGAACATTCTATAGTCTACAAATGATGATGTGTACTCTAGTTTTGAATTTACCTGCAACTTGTCAATAGTAAGCTTGCCTTTTTCTTGCCTATCTTGACTACCATGCATATCAGAAGTCCACAGCTTACCACGTTCTTTTCTGTATCTTGTAAGGGCTCCACGATTTCTAAAGTACAACACCTCTTCACCTTCTCTCATAGACTGGACAGAAGGCTGTTCTCTTACAACTCTGATCTTATCTTGTTTTCTGTTGGCAATGAATCGAGCAGACCTATCCATTAAGAACCTTTCTTGTAAAGAACTCTATACTCTAAAGCAATGTCATTAATGTACGACCTAACATCTGTACTGCTAGTGTTTAACTTTAAAGACACCTTATTGCAAACTACCGGAGAAGACGGAGTTAATTTAACCTTTGCCCAATTAGTATTGGCAATGGCAACAGTTCCAGATAAAGCAGTAGAGGTTCCATCTTCCTCTTCTAAAGTAAAAAGATTTGTTAGGGCAACGCTAGATTTATAGGTGATATGAACAGCGTAAACTTTTTTCACTTGATGAACATCACCAAAGCTCAACGCCTTTGTCGTAAACAAAGCAGGACTTGGAACAACTGTTCTATTAATTTGAAATAAGTCAATGACACTGCCAGTGTCGTGGGCAATTAATGTGTTGTTAGTTTCTGTGTCTACTGAATTTGTAAGACCATCATCACTGTCATTTACAAAATCTCCGATAAAAGCAAAATTACCTTTTTTCAAATCACACATATATGCATCGCCATTATTATCAAGACTTTTTATTACAAAAGCCATAGACTCTTGCTCATCGTATATAATGCCTGTAGTTCCTCCAACATGACCATTCCAATCACTGTCACTAATTTTATTTTCTCTTAGGTTTGTTATAGAAGACCCATTGTACAGATATAAGCCCTGTTTATTAGCCCATATTATGCCATACTGGGTTCTTTTTACCGCTTCTGGGTGCAATACACCCTGATACTGTTTACTGTCCTCTAAGAACCAATTACGGTCATCTCCAGCTATGTTAATAATGTCTAAACTTTTATTCTTGTAAGCCAATAATCTATCTGCATACGCCTCTATTGCAACGTACACATCTGCATCGCCCTTAGCCGCCTCTATAAAATTATCTGATGGGAATGTGTCATATCTATTGGGCATAGAATACATAATTCTATCTGGATAAGACTTTAATGTAGCATTTGACTTAGAGCTTCCAGTGTTTTCATCTTTCATGGTCACATTGCATACGAACACTCTATTGTTTGCAACTACTGCATCTTTCCAATGTTCTCCAGAATCACCTAGTGCATTACTAAATATACTAGAGCTAAATCCATTAATGACTTCATAAGTAATAAAACCTAGCTCTTTAATGCTAAAGTTATTGGCAACTGTTCTGTCTGGACATGAATAAAAACTACCAGAAAGAGTTAGTGTCACCCCAGAACCGCTTGCAGTAGCGTTAGAAGAAATTGTTATAACATTTGAAGAATTATTAGCAGTCGTAATGGTTGCACCATCAGGAATACCTGTTCCAGATATAGACATTCCCGCTACAGCAAGATCATTTGACGTACTTGCAATATTAGCATTGCCGTCCGTTACGTTCCCGGTCAGTGTTTCGCTAATATTAGACCAAGATGTGTACTCATCCGATAACTTTACTCTGCACCCTTTTCCAAGATCTACGTCTAATAACATAATATACTCTGATTCTGTACCCTGCTCTCTTATATATATTCTACCCCCAGAAATTCTAGGGTCGTATGGCCCAACCGTAGCAACATTTAAAGATAGAGCTTTAAACTCATTTGCCTCTGAAACGGTAAGGGTATCTGAATAAGCAGATGGTAAAGATTCTTGATTCCCGTCATAAACAAAAGTTTGAGCAAGTTCATAAGTGCCACTTTCTATTAGCCCGTCTACGTCTGTTTCAGTTACTATAGAGATATTAAATCCTGAACCAGCGGTAAGGGAAATGGCATTAGAGCCATCGTTGTCTTGATTCTTTTCAAAGCTAGCCAATACTCCAACTGCCCCAGAGCTAGACACTACCTTCCCGTCAGTCGGCTTGGAAAAATCATTGTCTTTTGAAAAGTAATTCATATAAGCATTATCGTCATCTGAAGAGGGTTCTGTAGATGAATTAGCACGTAAAAAATGCCTTCTTTGTATCCAGCCATACCATTGAATTTTACAATTATTTTTATCAGCAGTATCGCAACATCTTATAGAATCTTCTACCTTATAGTACTTAACCTGAGATGCAATGTCTGTTTGTGATGAGTTTAAAGTAATAGAGCTTAACTCCCATGTGCTGGAAGTTATAGAAAACGTGTCTATTGTGTGATCTGTCGGACTAGACAAAAGCAATACTTGGTCTCCCATAGAAGCACCTGTGAGAGTAGCACCCCAAAAATGCTGAGGCAAGGTCTCAATATTAAGAGCAATAGCCCTGTCAAAAATAAGGTTATTTCCATTTGTATCTACTACCCGATATTGACCTTGACCCGCCCTACTAATCCCGTCTACGGGAAAAGAACTAGCGGTCATGTTTATAAAAGTTCCAACAGGAAAAGAAGATGCTAAATTTTGCTGAGTACCGCTAACTTTATACTCTAACTCTTTTAATACGCCACCATTAGTTCTTGCTATAAAACCAGTGGCAGAACCTTCACTATCGTCATCTCCTGCAATGGAACCTGTTTGTGAAACCGTAACCAAATCTCTTGCAAAGTCAGTCTCAAAATAACCAAGTCCGTATCCGGGCTGTACTGTAGTTACGCCAGTTGTAAAGGTTAGGGTTTGATTTGTCTTGCTACCTCCAGTCGTATCAACGCCGTTTCCTTCGGGGCCATCTCCTAATTCAAATGAAGTACTACTTGTTACAGATTTTACAAATGAGTCGGCAGGAATCCCTGTTCCAGAAACAGTCATTCCAAGCACTATTCTTGTATTGGCATCATGTGCAATCGTTGGATCGTTGTTGAAATCGCAAGTATCATCTGTAAATGAAGTAGAGTAAGCAGTGACCTTATTATTTGTGTCGTTTTTCATACTGTATGCTGGTTGTATACCACCATAAATATTGAACATTACACCGCTAGAAGCACCAACCTCATTATCGGAGATGTCAGCAATGTCCTTAACGGTGTTTAAACCACCGCTAAAGTCATTTAATTGATACAGTCTCTTAGGCACTACTTACCTTTGAATAAGCCTTCTATAACGTCTGTTACAACGTCTACCATCTTTTCAAAGAATATCTGTTCTTTTTCTTCAGATACGAAAGGGATGTCAATCTTCTTGTTAATTGCAGTAGCAATACTTTCTGACATCTCATCTGATGAAAGGTGATTCATTGCCTCTTCTTTCATTTTGTCTGCTTGTTCTTCAGCAAGCTTGACCAGCATTGATTTAATATCCATTCTATTTTCCTTTTTTTATGTTCATTATTAATAATACGATAGACAATAGTGCAACCACTACCTGTAAAGACTCATGTATTTGAGTCAGTCCAATCGCATAGTTACTAAAACTGATTGCCGCTATCTTTAAAGTGTCCATTGCTCTTTAATCCTTGTATCTCGGTTCTTAACTTAGCCAATTTTTCATTGTGTTCTATCTTCATTTCTAGTGCGGTAACACGAAGCTCCATTTGGTACCAACCCCAAGCAAGTGCACCCAACACACTAACAGCATTAAAAACAAGCTTCATATCTAACTTAATGCCTGCCATTGATTCTACTCAAAGAACCCTTCACTTCAGATATTTGATTGTCAAGGTCATT